CCTATACATTCCGGCAGGATAGTGTGCTGCATTTCAAGACCTGGCTGACGTGGGATGGAATCATGGGTAAATCTGTGCAGGATATACTGAAAGATACCGTGGCAGGAGCATGGCATTCGCAGTCGTATCTGAATGGATTGTATAAGGGCGGTTTGACAGCATCCAGTACATTGCAATATACGGGTGATTTAGACAAGAAACTCCGCTTGCAGCTCCAAAAAGAATACAATGATTTGCTGACTGGTGTAAAAAATGCTGGAAAAGTTGTTGCATTGCCAATAGGTTTTACGCTGCAGCCTCTTACTTACAAATTGACCGATGCACAGTATTACGAACTCAGAAAGTATAATGCGCTCCAGATTGCAGCGGCATTTGGAGTAAAACCGAATCAGATCAATGATTATGAAAAGTCCAGCTATGCGAACTCGGAAACGCAGCAGCTGGCCTTTTTAGTTGATACGATGCTGTACCGGCTCACGATGTATGAACAGGAAATCAATTATAAGTGCCTGATGGACAAGCAGCGG